AGTTATCCAACCGAAAAATATGTCGGCATCCCGAGTGGCTACACCATGCAATATGCCTGGATGCAGCCCCAGTGGGCGGGGGCGATCAAGTCATATAAAGAGGCTGAAGGTTCGTCAACGCTAACGGCGGCGGGTGCGATGGGCCTCAATGCCGAGGCAGCGATTGACGGCGTGGCGCTGCTTGAAGCGGTCGGCCAACTTGTCGTTTCGGCTGTCGCCACGATCAATGGCACCGCCTCGGTGTCTGCGAACATCGTGGCGGCCCTTGCCGCGGCGGCCAGCCTGTCGGGGCAGGGGAACGTAACAGCGGCCATAGACGCCCTTGCCTGGGCGGTGGCGGCCCTGCAAGGCCAGGCCACCACGGATTTCACGCCATACGCCACCGGCGAACTGGCGGCATCCATCGATGTCGGCGCAACTGCCGACCTGACGGCGGGCGCCATCGCTGACGAAATCCTCGACGCCCAGATGGTCGAAACGGGGCTTTCGGTGCGCGAGACGTTGCGCCTCTGCGCTGCGGCCTTGGCCGGCAAGATCAGCATTTCGGGCAGCACCGTCACGATCCGCAACGCGGTGGCCGACGATGCCGACCGGATCACGGCCACGACCACGGTGGACGGTGAGCGCACTGCGGTCACCTACGACCTGGCCTGACGATGACCGATTATTTCGGAAATCGGTATTGGGCAGAAAAATATTGGGCCACCCGCTATTTCCAAGGCGGTGACCAGCCGGAAGGTGCGATTTCCGCCACGCTTTCGGGCGTGGCAACGGTCACCGCAACGCTCTCGGCCGAGGGCGAGGCCAGCACCGGCAGTTCCTATGCCGGCGTCAGTCGCAAGCGGCCGCATCGGATCTACAAAAAGCCCAAGCCCATGCCTTTCGCCATCATGGTGGCAGCGAGGATCGAGGCCGGCGCAACCATTTCGGCCACGGTCGGGGCGACCTTGGCCGCATCTGCAACCATTCAAGGCGCCTCTGCCGTTAACGCGGCGGGCGAGGTCATCGACATCTATGCGCGCGAGGCCGAGTTCTGGCTTATCGCGGCATGACGATGGGGGAAAACATGAGCATTGAAAAGCGCACCGTGGTCAGGCCGGTTGAAATCCGCGCCGCGAAAAACGGTCGGAGCATCGGCGGATATGCAGCCGTTTTCAACTCCGAAACCGACATCGGGGGATATTTCCGAGAGAAGATCGCGCCCGGTGCATTCGCGGAGGCCATCAAGGCCGATGTGCGCGCTCTGATCGACCACGATTCCGGCCGCGTCATCGGGCGCAGCACCGCCGGCACGCTGCGGATGACCGAGGACGAGAACGGTTTGGCCGTCGAGATCGACCTCCCCGACACCACCGATGGCCGCGACCTTGCCACGCTGATCGAGCGCGGTGACATCTCGGGCATGTCATTCGGGTTTATGGTGACAAAGCAGTCGTGGGATGAGACCGGCGACACACCGCTCCGCACCATCGAGGCGGTTGATCTTTTCGAGGTCAGTGTGGTGGCCTTCCCGGCATACGATGACACCTCGATCGCCATGCGGTCGCTTGAGTCTTCCCGCAAGGACAAAGGCTTGAACAACCATCTCGGCGCGATGCGCCGCATCTCCCAGCGCAAGGCGCGCATGGAGCAGCAATTCCGCAAGATCTAATCACCCGCGACCACGCGGAGACAGCCTGCCAGACGCGGTGTCTGGCGGGCCATTTCACCATGACAGAATAGGAGAAGATCATGTCTGTCGAACTCACCGAGAAGCGTGGCCGCCTGGTCACCCAGGCCCGCGAGGCCTTGGAAGAAATCAAGAAGAACACCGAGGATTCCCGCGTGCAGGAACTCGAAGGCCGCCATGACGCCATTATGGCCGAACTGGACCGCCTCGATGCCACCATCGCGCGCGAGCAGAAGGTCGCGGACTTCGAGAAGCGCGAGGAGGAATCCCGCGCCAAGAAGCGCCCGATTCCGTCTGACGGCTCGGCCCGCGCCCAGGACGAGGGCAACAAGCCGGAATATCGTGAGGTTTTCCGCAGGCTGATGTGCGGCGTGGCTCCCGGTGAAATGGAAGCCGAGGAGCGGGCGGTCCTCAAGGCCGGCGCCTCCCCGGAATTTCGTATCCAGGCGACCTCCTCCAACGGCGCCGGCGGCTACACGGTTCCGGTGACCCTCGCCTCGTTCATCGTCAAGTCGATGGCGATGTGGGGTCCGATGTATGACGAGGGCATCTGCACCACCATCACGACCTCGGGTGGCGAGCAGATCAATATCCCGACCGTCGATGACACCGCCGTCGCGGTGGCAAAGACCGCGGAAGGCACGGCCCTGACGGATGACGGTGGCGTCGATGTCACCATCGGCCAGAAGGTTCTTAACGCCTTCAAATATGACACCGAGTTCGTCAAGTGGTCGATTGAACTCTCGCAGGACTCGACGTTCAACTGGGAGCAGCTCCTCGCTGACCTTCTGGGCGAACGTCTCGGCCGCCGCTGCAACACCGAACTGACGGTCGGTGACGGCACTGGCGACCCGAACGGTGTGGTGACCGCCTCGACCCTCGGCAAGACCGCCGCGGCCGTGGCTGCTCTCACCGCCGACGAACTGATCGACCTGATGCACTCGGTCGATCCGGCCTACCGCATGTCGCCCAAGGCTCGGTGGATGTTCAACGACTCCACCTTCAAGGCGATCCGCAAGCTGAAGGATGGTCAGGGGCAATACCTCTGGGATGCCGGAATTTCCGGTGGCCCCGGCCCGTCGCTGCTCGGTGCGCCTTACTCGGTCAACCAGGCGATGGCGTCTCTCGCCACCGGCAATAAGACCGTGATTTATGGCGACTTCGGCAAGTATTTCGTCCGCAAGGTCGGTTCCCCGATCCTGGGCGTGATGCGCGAGCGGTTCTGGCCTGACCTCGGTATCGCCGGCCTGATCCGTCTTGACGGTGAACTGGGCGACACCTCGGCGGTCAAGCACCTCATCCAGGCGTAGGCCCTCAACTAGGGGAGGCTTCGGCCTCCCCGCTCTTTCAGGAGTGGGCGCATGACCTACAACGCTACCATCTACGACCGCGCTGAAGACGGCGCGCGGGTCACGGCGGGTCAAACCGCTGTCACCCAGATCACCTCGATCACCACGGGCGTCACCTGTTCGGCGCTTTCCGGCGTCATCACCACGGTCAGCCAGACGGTTGCGGCGGGTGCTGAAGCCGAGTTCACCGTCACCAATACCAAGGTGGTCGCTACCGACGTTGTGGTCGCCTGCATCAAGACGCACACCTCGGCGGGTAGCTTCATCGTGGCCGTGTCGGCTGTCGCGGACGGCTCCTTCAAGCTGCACCTGACCAACCTTCACGCCTCGACCGCCGGCAACAACGTGCTGGTGATCAACTTCCTGGTTCTCAAGGCCGTCTAGTGCGGCTTCGAATGCTGGTCCCGTTTGGCGACCTGAACCCCGGCGACGAGCGCGAATTCGAGCGGCAAGAGGCCATCCGGCTGATTGACGACCGCATCGCCGTTCCCGCCGGGGAGAAGGCCGAACAGGCCGCGCTTCAACCCACTGAAACGAGGCTCGCCTGATGGCCATTCAGCTTTCCGTCGCCGTGCGTAACGCGCGGCTTGACGCTATCGAGACTTCCATCGGCACCTCCGCAATCATGGAGATCCGTTCTGGCTCGGTTCCGGCGACCTGTGCGACCGCGAACAGCGGGACCGTGCTGGCGACTATCTCTCTCGGCTCTGACTGGCTGGCGGCTGCTTCGGCGGGCGCGAAGGCCAAGAGCGGCACCTGGACCGACGCCACCGCCGACGCGACCGGCACGGCGGCCCACTTCCGCATCTTTGCCTCTGACGGCACGACCTGCGGATTGCAGGGCACGGTGACGGCCACGGGCGGCGGCGGCGACCTCACGCTCGACAACACGTCCATCGCCTCGGGGCAGGCCGTGACCATCTCCAGCTTCACCCTGACCGACGCGAACGCCTGATGAGGACGCAAGCCTGGTGGCCTGACACTCACCCCGGCCATGAGCTTCACACGCTCTGGGATGGGGATGAGTTCAAGGGCTGTGTGAAGGCCATTGTGAACGGCCAAGAGGCTGCGGCGCCTCAGGCCATCTATGATGCTGTTCTGCTGGAGAACCAGCTTAAGAACACCACGCTCAACCTGATCCGCGAAAACCTCCCGGCCTGGATCGACCCGGAGAGCGTCGAGTGGGACTTCGGCGAGGCTGACGGCCTGTTGTCGTTCACTATCCCGGGCGCGACGGATGGCGTTCTGGCGGTGCTTCGCGGGCTTGTTCCCGAGGGCGTGACCGTTGGCTGAGAGCGCGTTCGTCGGGGCGACTGACAATGCCGGCATCTCCCCGGCCTCC